CGCAACCACCTACCTCGCAACACCGACCTTCAACATCGGAACTACGTCAGGCTCAACCAAGGACTTGTCCGACCAATGCAAGAGCGTGGTCATCACCAAGGCGCGCGAAGCCCTCGATGCTTCCAGCTTCGGCTCAACGGCTCGCAACTACGTCGGCGGCCTCACCAACGTCACCGTCACGGCCACGCTGCTGATGGAATACAGCTCCTCGCCTGGCACTTACGTCGACCTCACATCCCTCGTCGGCACCAACGTGTACGTCGCAGTCAAACCGACCAGCGGCGGCATCACAACGACCAACCCCGAGTTCCAAATCACTGGCGGCTACCTTGAGTCGCTTGACGTAGTCAACGCCTCGCTTGGCGAATTGTCGGAAGTTGAAATCACCATCACTGGTGGCACGCTCGTCGAAGACACAACGGCATGAAATTGACAATCCAGGTGTCGTTCAAGACACCGGCAGGTAATCCAGTCAGCGAAACGGTCACAACGACCATCGCAACTGCCGCAGCGTGGGAACGCAAATTCAAGCGCCGCGCATCCGATCTACAAGGCGGCATTGGTATTGACGACCTGATGTTCATGGCTTGGCACGTACTCCATGCTGAAAAGCGTGAAGGCCGCGAGTATGACGCTTGGCTTCAATCGGTTGATGATTTCAGCGTCGTGGAGGTCGCTGGCGCAAACCCTACGGCAGCGGCAGCATCAGACGCCAGTTAGCTGAGCTGCTGTTGGCTACCGGCTACTGGCCCAACGGCATCGAGTTTGATGTAGAGGATTTGGCTACCGTGCTGCTGCTGGCTAAAAAACAACAGGAAAAACGTCGTGGCCGCTAACACATCCGTCACCGTCGTGGGCGTCAAAGAAGCCATGCGCGATTTGCAGAAGCTTGAGCCTGACCTGGCCAAAGAAATCAAACGCGACTTCAAGCAAATTGTTGACCCAATCGTGAAAGACGCACGCACCCAGGTGGTTGCCAGGCCGCTGTCAGGTTTTGCTCGGTCATGGAAACAAGGCCGCATTTTTCCCTGGGATCAGCAAGCAGTCAGCAAATCCATCATCGCGCGATTCAGCAACAGGCGTCGAGGCAACAGCCTGGCTGTTTTCAGCGTCACCATGAAAAGCCCAGCAGGCACAATCTTTGACATGGCAGGCCGCAAATCGGCCAACCGGCTAGCCACAGCACTCGATCAGCTCTACGGTCGTGCATCACGCTTGATGTGGCCGACTTACGAACGCAACGCTGATGCAGTCAACGAAAACATTGCGCAACTGGTCGACAAAATCACCGACGAGACAAATCGTAGACTGGTGCGCTAATGGCCGTAACAATCCCAATTATTTCCGAGTTTGATGGCAAAGGCATTAGCAAGGCCGTTGCCGAATTCAAACAGCTTGAAGGCGCTGGCGCCAAAGCCCAGTTCGCTCTCAGCAAAGCTGCGCTGCCGGCCGCAGCCGCTATCGGTGGTTTGGCTGTCGTAATCGGTGACGCCACTAAAGCCGCCATTGAGGATGCCAAAGCACAAGAGCTGCTGGCTTTGGCGATTGAAAAGAACACGCTGGCTGGCGAGGCCAACGTGCGCGCTGCGGAGGCCTACATCGAGGCCACCATGATGAGCGCGGCAGTCGCTGATGATGTGCTCAGGCCAGCCCTGGCAACGTTGGTGCAAACCACAGGCGATTTGCAATACAGCCAAGAGCTGCTCAACGCTTCACTTGACATCTCGGCCGCTACTGGCACAGAGCTCAGCGCCGTTACTGACGCCGTAGCAAAGGCCTACGCAGGCAACACCAAAGCCCTAGGCAACCTCGTGCCCAGCGTGCGCGGCTTAATCAAAGACGGAGCTTCGCTCGATGAGATTATGCAGGCGCTCAATGCAACGGTTGGTGGCGCAGCCGTAGTCGCAGCCAACAGCGCCGAAGGCCGCATGAAACGCTTGTCGCTGACCATCGGCGAAACCAAAGAATCAATCGGCGCAGCCTTTTTGCCGATACTTGAGAAACTGTTGCCGTACCTGCAACGCTTCGCTGAATACGCGCAAAACAACAGCGACACGATCGTGAAAGTGATGCTGGCGGTCGGCGCCCTGGCTAGCGCCATTCTCGTGCTCAACACGGCAGTCAAGGTCATTACGGCCAGCCAGATCGTGCTGAACGCAGTGATGGCAGCCAACCCGGTCGGCCTGGTCGTTGTCGCTGTCGCAGCTCTCGTCGCAGGATTCATGCTGCTTGTCGAGAAAACAGGCAGCGTCAAAAACGCCTTTATGACGATGGGCAATTTCATCATTGGCATCTTTGAGAACATTGCCAATCGCTACGTCGACATGGTGAACCTAATTATCAAAGGCCTGAACCTGCTGCCAGGTGTCAACATCGGCCCCATTGGTCAAATCAATCTGCCGCGCTTCAACGTAGGCGGCGCTGGTGGGGCAACAGCCACACCCGGCGGCACAAGCGGCCCAGACCTCATTGAGAGGCGATTTGCGGCCCCTGTGGTGCCTGTGGTGCCTGCGCCAGCCGTAGAACTGCCTGCGCCCTCAGGCGGTGGCGGTGGCGGTAATGGCGCAGTTGGCGGCGGTGGTGGCGGCCTCGGTCGAGGCATGGTCGGCATCCTGCCAATTGAGGAAGGATTCTTTGGTGGTGGCGGCGGCGGCATTGGCGGCAGCCTGGGCGAACAAACACTGCTCAGCGACACTGGCGGCATCACCGTCATCGTCAACGCAGCCATCGCTGAAGCGAGTTTGGGCGACGCAATCGTTGACGCTCTCACCGATTACAACCGGCGCAGTGGGCCGTTACAGCTGCAAATCGCGTAATGGCTTCCACAGTCGTACAGTCAGGCGATTACCTGCTGGAGCTTGACACCGGGTTTGATTACAGCAGCTTCAGGCTTGACAGCAGCCAGCTGAACGTAGGCACGCTGGGCCCACAAACCACATACGCCGACATAACTGAATACGCAACCGTCATCGCCTACACACGCGGTCGACGCAAATCGGATTACCAATTCGGTGCAGGCGTCATGACATTCTCTATGCGCGACGAGACAGGCATTCTCGGCCCATACGACACAAGCAGCCCTTACTACGACCCAGCCAACAGCGAGCCTGGCTTGGCGCCAATGCGATCAGTGCGCCTCAGCCGCGATGGCGAATACCTGTTCACAGGCATCGTCACTGGCTACACCTACGAATTCGCCCTAGCTGGTTACAACACCGTCAACGTGCAATGCGCAGACGAGTTCTACAAACTCGCACAAACCCAGCTCGATGAATACAACGTCAGCTCGGAAACATCAGGTCAGCGCATCACCAGCGTGCTCGCCCTGCCCGAAGTCGACTACACAGGCACAACAAACATCGCCACCGGCACGGTGAATCTCGGCCATGACAGCGCCTACACGGTGCCCCAGGGCACCAACACGTTGGCATACTTGACGCAAATCAATGACGCCGAGCAAGGCCGATTGTTCGTGGCGCGTGATGGCACGATCACATTTCAAGAGCGCATCGGCAACACGCTTAGCAGCCCAGTGCTGGCTTTCGCTGATGATGGCGTGGGGGCCAAATACGAAGCGCTTGACGTTGAGTTTGATGCCGACAACGTAGTGAACCGTGCCTATGTCGGCGCGCTCGATGGCAAGGAAGCAACCGACACCGACGCAGGCAGCATCGCCAAATACTTCATCCAAGGCACCAGCATCACCAACAGCCTGCTGCACATACAAGGCGAAATCGATGCACTGGCTGCCTACCTGCTCGAACCTGATCCAGCGCCCAGGTACACCAGCGTCACCACTTGGTTCGGTTTGCTTACATCAACGCAACGCGACGACGCAACCACTATCGACATTGGTGACACCATCAGCATCAAAAAGACAATCCCAGGTCTGGGCACGCCATTGACCGAGGAATTGGCTGTTGAGGGCATCCAGGGCGTTATTGACGTAAACCGAGGGCATCGCATCACGTATTACACCAGCCCGACGACAATCGTTTATCAGCTGATACTCGATGACGCCACCTACGGCGTACTCGATGCCAACAACGTATTAGGATGAGGTAATCATGGGTGCCAACGCGCAGACAACCGTTCCAACATTCGTCGCCAGCCAAGTACTGACCGCCGATCAGATGAATCAGTCGGCTCGCACTGGAGTACCTGTATTCGCCAGCACTGTTACGCGCGATGCCGCATTTGGTGGCACAGGCGAAAAGACGCTGGCCGAAGGCCAAATGTGCTACATCGAGGGCACCGGCCTGCAAACCTACAACGGCAGCGCATGGGTTACATGGGGCGCATCATTGCCCACGTCTGGCCTTGTCACATTGTTGGCACAAACGACATTCACAGGCGCAACTACGGTCACACAAGACAACATCTTTACTTCGTCATACACCTTTTACAAAATCTTGTGTCGGTACACCACATCTACAACATTTCCAATCACGCTTGTATTGCGTGCATCTGGTAGCGACGCAACCAGCAATTACAACAACCAGCGTTTTATTGCGCAAGGCACAGCCACAACCGTTGACAGACAAACAGCGCAAAGCAACATCGTCGTAGGTCAGGCCACTAACGGTTCATTTTTCTCACAATTTGACTGCGAACTGTACGGCCCACAACTTGCCGAAGCCACGAACATTCGGTCAACGATGACACTTACCTACGGCGCGTACAACACCCCAGAATGGTTTAACATTTGGGGCAACCATTCAACAGCAACCGCCTACGACGGTTTCAAATTGGCCGTTAGCACTGGCACAATGACCGGCGTTTATTCGGTCTACGGCTACGGAAAGACGGTCTAACAATGTTGATGACAAATGACAACGGTGTAGATCGGCCCATGACTGATGCGGAAATCGCTGAACATGAAAAGCAGGCCGCTATTACCAAGAAAGAACTTGATGCAGTTGCTAATGCGGATGCCGCTAGAGCTGCTGCGCTTGCATCAGCCCGCGCCAAACTTGCCGCACTTGGGTTAACGGAAGCCGAAGTCAAGGCACTGGTTGGCTAATGAAGTGGCAACACGTCTTAGAGGACTGGGCAAAAGCTTTCGTCGCTGGAAGCGTCGCCGTGCTTATCACAAGCGGCTAC